TTTCGTTGCTATAGTCCACTGATTTAAACCTCTATTTGACCATTCAGCCAATAAAAGGTTTAAGCTTCTTCTAGCAGTTTTTAAGTCATATGCAGTTCTAAGCTCAAGTCCACATCTCTCAAATGCTTCCTCAATATACTCAACAACATCTAACTCAAAGTTTTTTGAACTTGATGTAGCCATAGCTTATTTTTTGAGTTTGCCACCTCTACCCATCTTCTTAAGCTTGCCACCTCTTCCCATTTTTTTAATTGATGACTTACCACCTCTAGCCATTTTTTTGACTCCTGATTTGCCACCCATTGCCATTTTTTTGACTCCTGATTTGCTCATGCCACCACCAGCCATTTTGACAACTCCACCTTTCATCATAGGAACAACAGCACCTTGTCTAGCTCTTCTCATATTAGAGCCACCAGCAATATTTTTTTTGATTCCTGATTTATTTTTTTTCATTTAGATACTCCATCTATTTAAAATATTATCATACTCCTCTTTTGTCCAATTACTATAATAACCCATGTCAGCTAAATTTTGTGAAGCTTTGTTTAATTCTTCTAATCTTTGCATAAACACCATGTTATAAACCTCATCATACATTGGCTCAAAGCTTACTTCTTCAACAACAGTTTTAACATCATGATCTTGATGAAAACCCATAAACCAATAATCCTGTTCATTAAAAAAAGTGTTTAGCATGTTTAATCTGCTATTAAACTCATCTTCACTAAGCTCTACATTAAAATCACAATAGATCAAAACTTTTTTGTTTTGACTAAAATTTTTTGTTTTAAGTATTAAATCAGACCAATCCTCCTGCTTAGATAAACAAACTTGCACCTGATTTTTGTTCCAAGTATTTTTAGCATATGGACATGTTGCATGACCATTCTTTTGTTTTGTTTCTAATATCTCACTAGACCAAGCTCTTATTTCAGATTTAAGTTGCTTTTGAGTTAGCATCACTTTTTTCTTTTTTTAGAAGCAAAGGTTTTAACATTAGTAGGCTTGCCACCAACACCTTGTTTCTTAGACCTTTTTCTTCGCACAGCAGATTTTATTTGTGCTTTAGTCATTCTATTAGCTGTGGCTTTTGGCACACATTTAGGGTATTTTCTTTTAGAGCCTTTAGCCTTGGGTCTACCACACTTTTTGAAACCACCACCTTTTTTTGGTGCGCCTATGTCAACCCAATCTTGTTTGAACCAACTTCTTAGTCCACCTGCCTTTGCCATTATGACATTCGCATTTTAGTTCTTTTTTTTCTTGATGGGTCAATGGCACCACAGCCTCTTGCTACAAAAGATTTTACAGCACCACCACTTTGCATGTAACCCATTTTGTTTCTTACTTTTTTTGGTAGATTGGGCAAACCTTTATTAGATGCTGGTATGGGTTTTAAATTATTACTATTTACTGAACCACCCTCAGCTTTTTTTGTGCCTTTGTATTTACCACCCATTTTTTTATATTCTCTAACCATATATGCATTTGCATACGCGCTCGGGTAAACATCAAATTTTGCTTTAGCCTTAGCTTTAGCCTTAGCATACAAAGATGGGTTTGCTACATTTTTTGGAATTGCCATAATTTTAACCTCTTGTTAATTTTACCTTGTTGTTTTATTTTTTACCATGTTGCCTTCTTATAGCATCTTTACCTTTCCTAAAGATACTTGCAACAAGCTTCTTACCCATTACCTTAGCTCTCTGTTCTGCTACTGTCAAAATTTGTATTTTTCTTGCAAAAGACTTATTGATCTTTTTTACTTTATTAACAGTCTTTCTTGCATCTTCAGGTGTAGCAAACTTAATGCTGACTGTATCTTTTGGATTTTCGTCAGTGTATAGCCTTCTACCTGAGCCTTTGGGTTTTTTGCCTGTGCCTACTTTTGGGTCAGGCTTTTTTCGTTTTGCCAACTAACATCTCCATCTTCTTCTAGCCTGTCTCAATCTTGAGTTAGGATTTTTAGCGGCTTTTGGAAACTTCTTCATTTGACCTTTACTTCTAGCACAAAATGACTTTCTTCTAGCCTTTTCTGATTTAGTAAGATTTTTCTTTTTTGTGACTGCTGTTTTTAACTTAGAGCCGGGGTTCTTTCTTCTATAAGCTCTGACACCAGCCTCAGTCATGCCAGCACCTTTTTTGGTTGGTCTAAAGTTTTTCTTGGTGCGTGGCACCATCTTTTGTTTTCTTTTTTTCTTTACAGCCATCTTAAATACATAGCCTTATTGCTAAGGCTATGATTTGATTAAATCTAAGAGGTAAAGATAGTAGCTCTGTCAATGTTACTTAATACCACATGTATGCCACTTTCAAACAACACACCTTGATCAGGTATGTTTAATGTTTCAGTGTCATTGGCATTGCATGGAGCAATAAACAAAGTAGTTCCTGTAACAGAACCATTCCTAAAAGTTACAGTTCCATCTGATGAACCACCTGCAATTACATATCCTCTAAGCCTTGATCTACCTGATGTTAAAGCAACTCCACCAGTTGCACTGGATGTAGTAGTTGCAGTTTTAACATCACTGCCTGTCATTCTTGTGGACATATTAAGCTCCTAATTATGCGTCAGCAAATGGTGTAACTAAAGTTCCTGAACCTAAGATTATGCCTTCAACAGCATACTTAGCGGATGCTATAGCAGTCACAGTTACAATACTTCCAGCAAGACCACCTTTGGTTGAACCATTCATTGTGATGACATCATTAGATGCACCTGAAATAAAAGTTTTACCAGTTGCATCATCTACACCAGTGTAAAGTCCACCAACAAACTTATCTGTACCATCTGTTTTAATATCGAGGTCAGTAGCCGCAGTTACAATTACAAATGTAAATGTTGACCCAAGATTGTTGAGTTGGTTTGGGTCATCATTGCTATCAGGAGCAGTTGAGACAATGGATGGTAAAGTAAACTTACCATCAGCATCATTACACAAAAGCACCTTACCTGCATGTGAATCCACTGTTATTGATGTATCAGCAGTTAAGCTTACAACTGAAGCATTACCTGATGAGATAAAACCAGCTAGTGATCTGACCGGTCCTGAAAATGTTGATTTAGCCATAATTTCTCCTAACTAAATAAGTTGTTTCATCTTTGGAGTAAGTCTGCCAAGTCAGTTGAAACAACAAGTTACCTTGGTTTGAAATCAGTATAGCAAAGATAACTTTTGGATGTAAGCTCAAATCAACATTTGATTAAAGTGTTAAAAAGTGGTACAATCAACATATACATAAAAAATCATAAAGGAGTAAATTATGGATATAGCAAAAAATATGTGGTGGGTTTACATCAATGGTTATCGTGTTGTGCAAACTAGAAGCATTGGTTATAAGTGGGTCTATTACAAGACAACCTATTCTAGGTACAAGAGGATCAGTCGTGCCAAATGGGATAAGGCTTGCATCAGCACTCTTGCTGAACATCAATACAAACTTGATGTAATCAACCAAGCACATGACCTTGGCATAAGCATGACCAAACCATCAAGAAAGAAATATGGTTGGTCTTTTAAAACCTTTGAAGAACTAGAAGCAGAAGCTCTAGCAAACAAACAAGAGGTAGCATAATGAGAGACAAGCAAAGACAAAAAGTCTATAACTGGGAAAGATCACAGCCTTGGTACACATGGAATAGTTACTTAACAGAAAAACAAGTTAAGAAGTGTTACGAAAAACTTGATAATAATTTACGCAAGAAAGGTCAAAGAATAAAAGTTGTTTTTTCTAATGGCAGGGGTACCAGTAATGCAGGCTGGAAATTTGGTAGACCAAGAATATTACTAAAAAGAGAGTGGGCATTAAACTATGCTGTCATGCTTCATGAGTTTGCACATATACTTACAAGTGATAGTCATGGTAAAAACTTTGTAAGTGTTTACTGTTGCTTACTTCATGTTTATCATCCTGATGCTCCAACATTTAAAGAACTAGCAAGAACTCTTAACGAGCAAAATGTTGACTTTAAATCTTTTGATTATTGGTACAAGAAACTAAAACTATCTAAAAGAATAAAACCATTTCCTGATTGTGCAAGAGATCCATTACCAAAACCAATTAAGAAAACAAGAGTTTCACCTAAACAAAAATTAATAAAACTTTGTGCAGAACACGATTGGTTAGCATACGATAATGAAACTGGTTTTCCTTATTTCAAATGTGAGGTT